GAAGCATGGCGTGGGCAAGAGCAAGCCCCAGCATTACACCCAGTGCCAAGTGTATATGCACGGTACTGCACTGAAACGGGCTTTGTATGTTGCCGTTTGCAAGGATGATGACCGTATATACACCGAGAGAATTGAGTACGACAAGGAAGTGGCAATTAAGGCTATTGAACGTGGGCAACGGCTGGCGCTGACTGACCGCCTGCCACCACCTATCAGCACTGATCCGACATGGTTTGAGTGCAAGATTTGCCCTGGGCATGACTTCTGCCACGGCAGCAAGACGACAAAGCACGTTAATTGCCGTACCTGCGCCCACATTACGCCGCTGAGTGATTCGACTTGGCACTGTGGCAAGTGGGATGACATTGTGCCGCTTGAGTCTCAACGCACCGGCTGCGAGAGCCATGTAATCCACCCCGACCTTGTGCCCTGGAAGCGCCTGGAAGGGCCAAGCGACTGGGTTGCCGTGTATGAGATTGACGGGCTAGGCATTGCCAATGGTGAGCCAGGGGAAGGGGTCTATGGGTCAAAGGAACTGCTGGCTAATGCTGCAGCCTGTGCCAGTGGTGATCCGCTGATTGCTGAGGTGCGGCAGAAGTGGGATGGGAGGGTAGTGGGGTGATTGCACGTTGTTGGTATATAATATACATATCAACAAGGAGTAATTGTGAAACTTTTACAAATGTCAGGATTGCGTTTTAACCGTCTGGTGGTTTTGTTTAAAGATGAAACAAATAAAGGCAAAAGAATTAAGTGGACTTGTCAATGCAATTGCGGAAAAAAAGTCAATGTTGACGGTTCAAAACTAAGAAATGGCGAAACCAAATCATGTGGTTGTTTTCAGAAAGAAAACCAATCAATCAGAATTGCTAAATCAAATTTGATTCATGGTCATAACAAAAAAGGAAATCAATCTAAAACTCACAAATCTTGGACGGCAATGATTCAAAGGTGCAGAAATCCTAATTACACAGATTACATGAGATATGGTGGAAGAGGCATTACGGTTTGTGAAAGATGGAAATTATTTGAAAACTTTTTGATGGACATGGGGGAAAGGCCAGATGAAAAATCAATTGACAGGATTGATGTAAATGGAAATTACGAACCATTAAATTGCCGATGGGCAACAAGATCAGAGCAACAAAGAAACAGAAGAGATAACTTTGAAAAATGGAAAAAAATTCAATCAATTTAAGACCTTATCAAACCCGCACCATAGACCAGCTCTACGCTTGGTTCGAGGCAGGCAACCAGGGCAACCCCTGCCTAGTCCTGCCCACTGGTTCAGGCAAGAGCCACATCGTGGCTGCATTGTGCAAGGATGCGCTGCAAAATTGGCCCGAGACTCGCATCTTGATGTTGACCCATGTGCGCGAACTCATTGAGCAGAACGCCGAGAAGATGCGCCAGCATTGGCCCAATGCACCTATGGGCATCTACTCTGCCGGGCTGCGCCAGAAAGAACTTGGCGAACCAATCACGTTTGCAGGCATACAGTCTGTGCGGAACAAGGCCAAGGAGATAGGCCATGTTGATTTGGTCATCATTGACGAGTGCCATCTGGTTTCGCACAAGGACGAAGGCGGCTATCGGACATTGCTATCAAACCTCTATCAGACAAACCCAAACCTGCGGGTGATAGGTTTGACCGCCACACCTTACCGCCTGGGGCATGGCTACATCACTGACAAGCCTGCCATCTTCAGCGCCTTGATCGAACCCACCAGCATCGAAGAACTTATCCACAAGGGTTACCTGTCAACCCTGCGAAGCAAGCTGACCGCCACCAAGTTGGAAGTGGACGGGGTGCATAAGCGTGGTGGCGAGTACATTGAGGCCGAACTACAGGCTGCGGTGGACACCACCGACAAGAACCGAAAGGTGGCTGCTGAAATAGTGCGCCTGGGGTCTGAACGACGGTCCTGGTTGGTGTTCTGCGCCGGGGTTGCCCACGCCCAGCATATTGCCACCGCATTGCAAGCCCAAGGCATCACCACCGAATGCGTGACCGGAGAGACACCATCAAATGAGCGTGACAAGATGCTGACCGACTTCAAGGCAGGGCGCATCCGAGCGTTGACCAATGCCAATGTACTCACCACAGGATTTGATGCGCCTGGGATTGATTTAATAGCTATGCTGCGCCCTACGATGAGTCCTGGGCTTTATGTCCAGATGGCAGGGCGTGGCCTGCGGATTGCCGAGGGCAAGACCGACTGCCTGGTGCTGGACTTTGCAGGCGTAGTCGAACAGCATGGCCCCATCACCGCGGTGAACCCACCACCAAAGAAAGGTGACAAGGTAGGCGAAGCGCCTGTAAAGGTCTGCGACAACTGTCAGGAAATCTGCGGCTTGAGCGCCCGAGTCTGCCCAGCCTGCGGGACGCCATTCCCCGAGCCAGTGCGCCCGACCCTTAAATTGTCAAACCTAGACATTATGGGCAATGAGGGCATTGACCTCGAAGTGACAAGCTGGCATTGGCGCAAGCACATCAGCCGAGCAAGTGGCAAGGAAATGCTCTCGCTGACTTACTACGGGGGCTTGAGTGACCTGCCAGTGACAGAATACCTAGCAGTGACGCACGATGGCTATGCTGGCGAGAAAAGCAGACGGCTGCTGGCTGATATCTCCCACCAAGCCAGTGTTGATCTGGACTATGGGGCCACCGACCTGCACCAGATGGCCCAGCAACTCACCGAGGGTCTGCCACCAATAAAGATTGAGTTTAAGCGTGAAGGTAAATTTTTTAGCATTGTTAGGAGAATGTGGATATGAACCCAATCATCATTGGTGACGCTACGCTGTACCTGGGCGACTGCATGGACATTCTGCCAACGCTGGGTAAGGTGGATGCGGTGATTACTGACCCGCCTTTTGGAATTGGTAATTTTGTTCAAGTTGGTGGAAATGTTCGTGGGGAATTGGTCACTTGGAATGAGTCAGGCCCATCTGATGAATTTTTTGTTCTCATCAAAGAAAAAAGCACCCACCGAATTGTTTGGGGGGCTAACTATTTCAATTGCTTTGAAGGGGCCGGTGGATTAATCTGGGTAAAAAATCAGCCCATGCCCAATATGAGCAAGGCAGAAATGGCGTCAACCAGTTGGGGCAAAAAAGTTGAATTGATAAACCTTACATGGACAAATTACATCAACACAAAAGAATCAGACCATCCATGTGAACGGCCTGTACTGCTTTATAAATGGTGTATTGAGCAGGTTCCAAAACATCCCAACACCATCCTAGACCCCTTTATGGGAAGTGGCACAACAGGAGTAGCTGCCATCCAGCTGGGCCGAAAATTCATCGGCATAGAGCGTGAGCCAAAGTACTTTGAGATTGCCTGCCAGCGTATTGAACAGGCCGCAGCACAAGGCAAGCTGTTTGCACCAGCACCAGTTAAGCAACATCAGGAGACATTTTTATGAGACACCCCAAACCCCAAATAGTTACCCTGTACCGCGCCACCCTCAAAGCCGAGCCACCGAGGGTCTGCCATACGTGTGACCACTACACCGAGCAGGGGCTATGCGCCGAGTACAACGACACCCCGCCACCAGAATTCGCATCCGAGCCTGGGGGCTGCGCTTTGTGGCAAATCGAAGTACCCTTCTGATGGAGTCTGAACACCTCCAGCAGGTGCGCCTAGTGTCCTGGTTTCGCAGGACTTACCCTGATACCCGAATCTTTGCGATACCGAATGGCGGGGGCCGGAGCGCCTCTCAGGGGGTTGCGCTGAAGGCGGAAGGGGTAACCCCTGGCGTGCCTGACCTTTGCGTCCCTGAGTGGCTGCTATGGGTTGAAATGAAACGTGAGGCGGGGGGCGTGGTGTCACCAGTACAAAGAGACTGGATCGAATACTTGGAAGGTATCGGGCACAGGGTCATCGTGGGGCGGGGCTTTGAGGATGCCAAACGGCAGATTGAGGGCGTAAAAAAGCCCGAGGGTTAGTCGGGCGGGGTTGGACGGGGTGGTTACAGGTTTAAAAGCACTGCCACCAGAGCGGCTAGCAGGGCTGCAAGTAGGATCAATTGCTCCACCAATTGACAAGGGCAAGGGCAAGGCAGGTGGCAATGGTCAGGGCTAGTAGGTAGTCCCATATTGTTTCTTTCATTCTCCAAGCCCCTTACAAACAAGGCATACGCTGCCATCGTATTGACCTTCACCAGACCCCGAGCAGGCATCGCATATGCCTGGATCATATTCGCCTGGGCCATCGTCTGCCATGTAACTGGCTAGGTCGTCGTCGTAGTCGTTCATTCTTGATTCTCCAGTTAGTTTACAAATAACGTACCCGCACAGGGTACAGGGCTAGGTGCAGGGTATCAAATAGCGTACCCTTATCTCCCATATACTCCACAATCTGAGTGGGGTTAGCGTCATCACCCCATCCATAAATCTGCGCGGTGCGCGCAAAATGCTTGCGACAATAATAAACATCGGCAGGCCCATATTGCCACTCATTACCGTGGCGCTTGCGATAATCGCTAAACCTTACTACTAACATTTTTGGCGTTATTCTTACTTGCATTTTGATTCTCCAATAGTTGTTAGTCTGGTGTCGTATCATTTGAGCCTAAATATTCGGGCTCACGGTAGACTGGCATATTAACCCGAGCATAATCCCCATCTTTGAAACCTTCCGAATAATTGGGATTATTTGGATATTTATTAACCCCAATACCTCCATTATCATTATAGCCATGCCAATATCCTAATTTATAGTCTGTCATTTTCTATTCTCCAATAGTTGTTAGTCTGCACAATGCAAACCCCTAAACCCTGCACTGGCAGGGCTTAGAGAGTGCATTAATATGTCATATTAGGCTTGCTTGGCAAATCATCTAGCTTAGCCCTGAGTGGCATGATATAAGCCACAGTCTTTCCCTCATGGTCTAGGTGAGCAAAGCCACAGCCCATACCACCAGGGCGCACTTGGACACAGAATTTACGCTTGCTAATAATGTCAGCAGCATCGGCAACTCGCGCCAAGTATTCAACCGCATAAAAAACATGGTCTGGGTATGGTGCATCATCATGCTTGCAAACCCTGCGCCAGTCTGGAAAGATACCATCCATTTCAGAGACAATAGATATTTCACCCTTTAATGATTCAAGGGTTACTTGGCGCTTGGCGCGGTGCATAGTGTCATATTTCCCTGCAAAGCCAGCAGGCAGGGTTAGTTTGATGCCGATACGCCGATTAGCTTTAACCATACTGGACAATGGTTCAAGTGGCATGATAAATTGACCAATTGGACGGGCTACAGTGTCAATCTGATGCACTGCAATACTGTGCCCACAAGTAGCCACTAAAAATGCACCAGTAGGGCCGGTATCAATGCAGACGCCCATTAAATAATGCCTGATATCTTTTTTGGCTGCAAACAATGCCACAGCAGATAAGTGCCCTGGCATTATCATTAAATCATTGTCAATGGTGGTGGTGGTGGTTTCTGTAGCAGTAGCGGTAGCTTGTTCCATGATATTCCTAGGTTGATTTGGCATAATTGCCCATTAGCCCTGACTCGCAGGGCTAACAGTTAATTACGCCCCAGCTTTTAGAATCTTATCGGCAGCGCTGAAAATGCGCTGTGCCGATTTGTCGCTAATCTCAGCACCAGATAACCAGCTTTGAATATAGCCCCTGGACTCTGTTAGCCCTGGCAACTCTAGCAAGCTGCACAGGATATAGGCCACTGATTCAGCTTCAACCTCCCGAATGTCACGGGGTGTAGATTCACTGTCTGACATTCTGTCTTCAGTAGTGTGACCAAGCACTACATGGGCTAACTCATGGAACCGTGTTTTATGCGGCAAAACAGCCA